TCTGAGGTTCCTCCGCAGAAGAAGCAGAGTACCTGAACTTTTTCAGTCACGTTTTTCCCTGCACTCTCTACAAACCTTTTCAGGAATGCTATATACAACTACTGTCTTGCAATCGGTTGCCCAATTGCCGCAATCACTGCAATAGCCTTTTACATCTTTTACTTTTGTTGTGCTCACTGCTTTCCTTTCAGCATCTCAAGCATTGCTGCCTGGTGCTCATCAAACTCATCGTTACGATACTCGACCGGTACAGAGACCGCAAGTCCGTGAACTGTTGGGTAATATGCAATAAAGCGTTGCCAGATTGGTGTGCCAATACCGACATCGTGAAAGTTACGTGGATCTGAAAAAAACATCCGCATACCTTTTAGAACTGCAATTCTAGGGACTCCTTGTCCATAAAGTTTATTGATCCATTTGATAAGGCTGGTTCCGTTAACTTGACCTGGAGCAGTTATCTTCTTCTCATCAATGAGAGCATAGAACTCTGCCACGATATCTCCGGACTTCCACTCTTCTTCTGGCTTCTCGCCTCGTGAACGATTATCAGACTCAACCTTGGAAGCTTTGCGCTTGTACTTAACATTTAGCACAGCCTGTTTATCCACAACCTTACCGATACCGCCGACTACGTCGTCGTCAATCTGACCGCGCTTGGCTTTCTTCTTTGGCTGTGGTTCATCATCCAGCATTGACCAGGACATATCCAGCTCCTTCTTAGTTACGACGCCTTGCGCGTCGTAAAGACTTAAAGTACGTAGTACTTTAAGGCTTCCTTTACTATTATCTATAGTATTAGTATTGACCGAAACACCGACGTCGGAATTTCGGTCTTCGGTCCTAGGCAAGTATCCCCAGTTAAAGAGATCTACAAATTTCTTAGCCGGCTCAGTAAACTCCCAGTAAGGGTTCCAGGTACCGTTGTCTAGGCGTTCGCGTTTGAAGGCTAGATATCCCGCTTCTTGTAGTTCATTCATGCCTTTACGAATTGCTCCGCGACCTTCGGTGAGAAAGTTGCTCTCGTATATTTCTTTGGCAGATAAAGGCCTACCAACAGTTGCTAGAACACCCCATACAGCCTTTGCTACAGCAGATAAAGAGGGGTTGGTTGTTGGAATTGGAAGTTCCATATGCCCTCTTTCTTAAAGTCTATCTACCCGCTTTGGGAGTCCGCGAAACTCACGAACTGAGATTCCGGTGAAAGTCTGCTCTACTAATAGGGACATTGTCAAACTGAGGAATGTCACCGCTAAAGAATATACTGGTAGGAATCGTAGACCACATCCTAGAAGTATGCAACTAGGTACGGCCAGTACTAGCGCCACCAATCCTCGCCACTTATTTAATGAAACAACTAAGCTCTCAATTGCAGTAAGAATAGCTGCAACAGCTAACGAGGATATAAAAAGCGTAGTCATAGGACTCCTACTGTCTAAATACAACCCTATCCAAATGGAAGGCTTGCGCGGAGTTAAAGGTAGCAGGGGTAAAGGTAACTGTCAAAACGGCGTATGAGGCTCCCTGTGTTGAGTAGGCTGGCATAACAAGGTTAATAAACGCCCAACGATCTTTAGTAGAAATTGTTACAGTTTTTTCTCTATAAGTACTTGTTACGTCTGAATAAGCTCCAGTAAATGCCGTAGTGATGTTGCTATAGATGTAATTAGTGCCTACAAGCCCGTAGTAAACAGGGATAATTACCCCACCAGAAGTATAAAAATTAACGTTTAATTTATAAGTTCCATAAGAGTTGGAGTTAGCTGGTCGTAAGGCAATAGAGCTGTAATATCCGTTTCCACCAAATATTGGAATTTGAGCTGTGGTTATGCCAAATGTTTTACTTCCCGAACTACCTGCTGTTTTAACTAGACAATATGCGGCACCGTGCGTAGCAAAATCTCCAGCAAGAGTTCCGTTAGAAATAACCCTATTTAAAGTAGAGTTAACAGGAGACCAAGTTCCAAGATTTTTTTCAAAAGAAGCAGATGGGATAAGGGATTGATCTAAATCTGGATAATCTAGAGTTGGAGTTCCGGTTTTAACGCACCATGTAGATTCGTGGGGCATTACAAGTGAAAGAGAATTTTTTAATCTAGACATCTTAACGCCATAGTTAAATATATAAGAGCTTTTACCACCATGATTACTTTCAACTTGAGCAACATAAATATTTGTAGATAGGTTGCTTGGATTTGATAAAGTTCCCACACCAGTAGCGGAAGGATTTATAAATTTTCCAGCGATACGCCCATATTCAGCTTGAGCTCCATCAATAAATACAACGCTAGTAGGGGCTAAAGTATAGGCAAGTCCTGTTGGTGGAACTAAAGTTAAAGACATTGTAAATGAAGTTTCACCTTGTAAAAGTTGACGAACATTGTGAAGCCTAATCCACTGATATTGGTCGTGTTGAACTACCTCAGTTCTTGTTGAGGTTGTTTTACCAGACCCACTAGTTCCAATAGTATAAATACCTTCAGCTCCACGAACATAAATAGATACAATTAAATCTTCTCCACCAATAGCTGGAGAAGGTAAATACACCTCTGTAGTTAAAGTAATTCCAGCCGGGCTAAACGGGTTATAAGAAATTTGCCCCATACCTGTTCCGTATTTAGGGCCAAATACATCTGTAAATGTGACCAAACCATAGTTTCCGTCTTTAAGTACCATACGACCACCACTAGCATTGGTTGTTGAGGAGTTAATAGAAAATGCTCCTCCAGTAACACTCCAGTTAGCATCTGTTTCAAAGCTTGGGTTTTGTATTAAGTTAAATACGTTTTTAGTCTCCCAAAAAACATCATCAGGACTATAAAAATAATCTACTACAGGATTTGAAGGTGTGGGAGCACCATCTCCATCAAAAAATGGTTGTACAGCAGTGCTAGGCAAAAACTGTAAGGCATCAATCCACACAGTTGGTGGAAAGTTAGCCGCATTAGATCCGGCCCCAGCCCAAGCATCAGGAAAATATAAAGATACTTTTGCCATAGGATATCCGGAATCACGAGTGTATTGAGGCGCAATTCCAGTCACACTTACTCGCCGTATTTGAGCAACATATTGCGGAGGTGTACCGACAAGATACTGATCTACAACTATTGCTTGACCGTTTGTTGCTGAGGTAAAAGAGGTAGTAATGGGGGTTATAGTTTTTCCATAGTAAAGGTTTGCAAAATCTGTTGGAGCAGCTTGACGTTGCACAGTAAATGTATTTGGTGTGGGAACGCTTGCTACAAAAGCCCCTACAAGGTTATATGCTGTTGGAGTAAGGCCAGTAATAGTTACAGCTTCACCTACAGACAAATTGTGTCCTGTAGATGTATAAGTAATTGTAGTTCCACTAGAATTTTTAGACGCAGATGTGATTGGGTATATGGTTGCGGGTGGATTTAAAAAAGTACTAACCCCGTCTACGTAGTACGCTGTGTTATCGTAGTATTGTCCGTTAGCATCCGTTAAAATACGAGTTTGAAGATCCAAAGACTCTCTGTTTGAAAATTCAATTCTAGGTATTGCACGCCCAAAATTTTGATACTCGCTAGATACATACCCGCTAAATGTATAATTTTGCCCAGGATTTACTGGAAACCAATCTGAAGTGATATATGCATTACCTGCACCGAGAACAGTTAATTCTCCCAAAGAAACCCCATTAAAAATAGCGGTACTGTATACAGTTGGGTCTTGAGCTAATGACCCATTAGAAGAAGCCGACCAACCAGAAATACCTTCTTCAAATGAAGGATTTGGCAATAAATTTTCACGCTCTCCTTGAAGATAAACGCGAACACGTCTAGCATCCTCATACTCAAAACTTAAAGATGCCTCTGAAAATTGAAATAAATCAAGTAAAATTGTTATAGCTGGAGAAGTTTTTGTAACGGTTGCAACTATAGTCGCAAAAACGGCCGCCTCTGGAGAAATTTGACCGTTTCTTCCAGAATCAGATTTAGAGGTAAATTCAGCCCAGGTAGTGCTTATTGTTTGTGTTGAAGATACGGTATTAGAGCTAATATAAATACCATTGCTGTCATACCATTTAATCTGAACGCTTATTGATGCTCCAGTTGCTAAAGCTTTAATCCACCCAGTAAATAAGTATCTTGTTTTTCCTGTTACTGGAATGCCGTATAGATTTGCGGCAGAGGTGTTGTTAGGTAAAGATGCGGTAGCTGTAAGTTTTGCCGCTGGAATTACCCATTTTGCATATCCTAAAGCTCTATATGGATAAACAGTATCGTACATGTAAGGTACAGGTGCAGATATGGAAATACCTATATCCGCGGCAGAAGTTGCGTAGCTTTGTGACGTTAATGTGCCCTCATTTACTGTCCACCGACCTACAGATTCTTCAAAAGAAGAATCATTATAATCAAGCATTAAATTATGCCCAGTAACAATTTCAGTTCCTAAATGAGTTAACCCAGTAACATATGCATTAATTGATTTGGCAGTTCCTTTAAGATTATTAATTACATTTCCAGCTTTATAAAGAGCTCTATGATAAGTATCTCCCAAAGCTGGTTCATAGTTAAACCCTAGTTGATCCATTTGAGCTGAAAGCAAGCTATTATGAACAGTATAAAGAGAAGAACTTTTTTGAAGTATGTCTACTTCTGCCTTTAACTTATCGTATGCAAAAGTGTAAGCAGAAAGAGTTTTAGTGAGGTCTGTTAAATCATATTCACCTAAAGCGTCGCCAATACCGCTAGCGGAGTTTAACCAAGCTTTAGGCAACCACTTTGCAACAAGATCAAACGTATTTGTTTGTTTAACAACAATCGCATTAGTATCGCCAGAATAAATCCATTTAATCCCGTTAAAAAGCCAAATTGAGTAGTTTACTTGTTTATTTTCTGTTCCGGCAGCAAAATCAATGTATGAGTTTCTAAATTTTGCGTAAGTATCTCCATCTAAAAGTTCTCCATCAAGAGGGTTATCTGGAGTACCGGCATAGCTTTTTATTAAACGCCAATGAGTTGGTACCGGATCATTTGGATCAGCTGTAATAGAGTTCCAGTAAAGAGATACGGTTCCAAAGGTATAGGACAGCGACCTAATACTAGATGCGTAATAGGTGTAGCTAACCTGTCTTTCGCCATATATGGATACTCCATATACTCCGGCACCGTACTTTGCCATTTTTTAAATCCTACATTCCTGTCAATAGAAATGGATGAATAGATGCAGAGATTGCAGCTGAAGCTGCGGTTGCCACAGTTGCTGCAGCACTTGCCGTGTTTAAAGCTGTAACTGCATTTGCTGTGATAGTTGTATAATCTGAGCTATTAACGTATAAAACGTTATAAGTTCCTACTTTAGGTATACCATTATAGTCTACATTAAAGCCAATAGTACCCGCACTAGATTTAGTATTAATTATGTTGCTTAGATTACCCGTTACAGGTTGGAGGGTAAGACCAATTGAGCCATTTGCTGCAGTAACAGTTGATCCGCCACTAAGACCAACATAAGCCGCGCTAGACCCAGCCCCATTTACTAAACCGTACTCAATATTTGCTAATCTTGCACTTAAAGATGTCCAAGTTGAGGTTTGAACAAATGATCCAGTATATACGGAAGTAAGCGGGCTAGTACCAATAGTTGTTTCTACAGCACGAACCTCGTCTTGTAGTGAGTTTACATGGTCGGCAAGGATTGTATCCTGAATATCTACCTTTGCGGTAAAATTACGTACAGATGAGGGGAATGTAGCGGTCATTTTTTCTCCTATAGGTTAATTCCGCCGCTAATATTAATATTTAAATTAGCTGCTAGTAGATATGGGATTTGATTTGAGTTTAGTGAAATAGATACAACTGTTGAAGTTGCATCCGTATTAAACTGAGTAACGTCTATTGAAACTACGCCATCAATATTAGATAAAGCGGCAATTACTGAAGACAATGGAATTGAGCGCCCAAAGTTATTATTTTTGTATGCAAATAGTCCAACAGAAGAATCTAACATTGCTTTAAATACGGCTAACTTTACTACATTTTGACGATAACTAGGGCTAATTACTACACTCACAGTAGAATAAATTGGTAGATAGACGGGGGGCAAAACATTTACAGTTACCCCTACTTGTACTTTATCAGCAAGATAAGACCTTACTTTAGCCGCAAGATTATTCCATGAATTTGTAGAAATTCCAGAAACTAAACCTGGAGTTGTTGTCCCATCGTCTTGAGGCTGCACGTACACGTTAATTAAACTATAAACACCGGCTGCGGCATTTGCACGCCCAACTCCGTTAACTTGCTCAGAAAGGTACTTATAGTCTGCAAGAGTTACCGCTCTACGACGAGAAATAATGGCCGCTTTAATTTTTTTTCTTAATTGAGAGGTATTGTCAGCATCTGCGCCACCCACTGCTGCCGTAGGGTTTGTCACTGTAAACCAAGTAACCGCCTCAGGATCAATATTTCCCGGGATAAAAGAAAGCTCAGAGATGGCTCCAGAAATAATATTTCCATAAGTTCCCACACTGTTTTTATATAGCGCGCTAATAAGCTGTCCGCTGGGGGGAATGGAGCCATTTACTCCATCACCAAAGATAACTGTCAATGTGGCATCAGAATTTTGTTGAGTTGTAAAAACAAGATCTGTTGGGCCATATTCTAACAAGGTATCTACATATTGCCAAGGAGAGAAGGCAATACCTTGACCAACATAAACAGTTAAAGAATCGTCAATAATATCAGTATCAATAATTTTAATTTCTTGAGAAGCTAATCCTGTAGAGGTACCAATATTTGAAGGTAAGGCTTGATGATAAATAGCATCAATATAATCTTCTCGATCTGTATTTACAGTCTTACCTTCAGTACAGCTAATAGTAATAACTTGATTTGGTTGAATAGCTGTATACCCGGTAGTTGTTTCAAAATAGGCTTGAGAATATGGGCCGTAGCTTAGTGGGGCCATAACTTGTGTTCCGGAAGGAAGATCTATAGTTTGATCGCTGATATTAGTAAATTGAACATTTACAGAGGCAGGCATTGGCCCTGAAGCCTTAAATCCATACAGAGAAGCAAAACCCAACAAAGTATCAGTTTGAACAGCCGTAGTTACCGTTGTCTCATTAGCTACGCGGTCAGTGTAGTATGACATGATGTCACCCATCATTGCAAAAGCTTCAAGCAATACGTTGCCCAGATCTGATGGGTCATTAGGCACCCAGTTTTTACCGGTTGCATAGCTGACCAAAGAAATCATGTCAGCTCTAAGCGACTCGTAGTCTCTTGAAGTATAGTCGATAGTGATTTCGCTCATTATTGCCTCGTTATAGTTCCGTCATTGCCAAAGATGGCTGTGGTTGTATTTAAGCTTGTAGATATGCTGCCTGGAACGGTGATGAGGATCTCAAGAGAAGCTACACCGTTTAATCCAGGATTTTCTACAATGATGTCGTCAATAGTTATATCTGGAATCCAAGTCTGTACTGCATTTCGTATAGCCTCGGTTATAGCTTTTTTAAATGTAGTCACATTTCCAGCATCAACAATGTACTCATTTTCAAAAAAAGCTCTAGAAAGATCTACCCCGTATGTTGGGCGCATAGGTCTTTGCCCTACTTGAGTTGAAAGCAAGGTAAGTAGTCTATCCTCGTAAATTTTAGATACGATGTCTGTGCTGCCTAAAACCCCTATAGCATCTAAGGTAAAGGGGTAAGATACGTAACTCAAGGTCTTACTCCAATCCAAATAGGGTACTCAGGGTCTCCCGCAATAAACATAATCCATACTTCTTGCCCAACTCTAGGGATAAGTCTATGGGGTGTATGCTCATCTGTCGTGTTAGTCTCTTGAGAATCATTCCAAAGTTCAGTTGAATTAAAGGTTGTTTTATGGGCATGGTCTAATTCATCGTTATTTCCGGCATGGGCAAGGTTAAGCGTCACCGTATGAGAATGAGCGTTTGCGCCCACACCCCCATCATTTACCGAGCTACTTGTAATAGTAGTTGAGTGGTTTGTTAATAGGGCAGCAACTTGAGCAGCGGTGTGCTCAAGGTGGTCTGGGTGATTTGAATTAGACGTTATGGGTAGGCAAGCCTCGGCCCAGTTAGTTTTTGAAGTCCCAAAAGGTTGATCTACAGTAACTTTAATTCTTTTCTTTTTAAGTGGGTCTTTAATGTCCACTACTTTTCCTGAATAAATACCCCAAAATCTATGGCGGCCAAGAGGATCTATCCCGTAATCAATTTCATTATTTGTCATTGTATTACCTTAGTTCCTTTCTTTGCTTTCCATGTTACGGTTCGTTTTACTTGAGAAAAGTTTGGTGACCCTAGACTATATGGGTCGTTTGTTGGGTTTGGAAATGTGTTAGCTCTGGGAGTAACCTTTGGTTCCGTAAGGTTT